TGGATACTGTGAATAAAAGAACGCTCGCAAATTGAGACTTCCACAAATACCATTAATGACAACCGTGAGGGAATTTCCACTGATGTGAGTACCCTCTGTTAGACCAATCAAATCACCATTGAAGGCAATAATCGCGTAAGCGATATCACCAACCATGGTTTCCATTACACCCAAATCTTCTTCTGTGTAATCGCATTCTCTTGCAAAATCAATGAGAATACGCAACGCAGCTATGATAAGCTGCGACGGGATCTTTTGGTCGTACTTGCCGTAATCACCTCCAAACAATCTGTCAGTTCCAAACTTTGTGGCATGTCTATAAAATTCATCCCACTCAGGTCCATGACAATTGATTCCAACAGCACACTCAGATACTAAAGGATTCATTTGGAGAACGCGAAGAATTGGCAAGTAATACTTGCGAATGAGAAAAGTTAACGATAAAGCATTGCCATAAAAGATACGGCACTTCTCCTTCGCTAGAATCTCATCCTTTTTACATGCTTTAGCAATGGGGTAAGCTCTTTCCCCACGCCTGTAGCATGCTTCACACCGAGCAATTTCTTCCATGAGAATAGGTTCAAATTCTCTATTGCAAGGCGAGTCGCTAGTTGCTTCATTCTCAATCACAAAGCGACGTTTTGGTCCCGACAACGGAAATCCAACAGAAGTGTCCAACTTGATAGAATCAATAAACTTTCTTCCAGGTATTCCATTAATATTCTGATGATCAGTCAGTGGTTTTGCATCTGACCACATGACGTTTTGGAAAATCGGGATAAGGTTCCTTTTGTAATCTACAACAGCTTTCTCTAGCAGATCATATTCATAGGGAACCGCCGGCACAGCTAGATTCTCAAGGCATTTCTGCCATCCATACCATGCAGGATCCATTTTGGGCGGTCCCCACTTGTTTGCAACACCACAAACCTCAGTAACAAATTCACTGATAGGCGTCACTTTAACAGCGGAAACACTTTTCGAGTAACCTGGACAAGATCCCAAGTACTCGACTTGGGAATTCTCAGGCATCCAATTTAATGGACTCTTCTTATTCAAGGGAGCATCGCTCACAACCTTGACACCCAAAACTTGTGGTTCAAATTTCTCGGCCGAACCAGTGAGAAGAACACCTTCACAACTCCTCAGATATTCACATGCTGTTTCAATCTGATTCTTGAAGATAGCTCCATAACAACCCTGATTTGTATTAGCCAATCCACCCAAATGAATGCCAATAATGATAGCACCATTGGTTTGTGAAATGAGTGGTGAACCACAAAGCCCTCCAAATGTATTGGAGGA